GATCTTGGTATTGGTGGGGTGGTCCATCATTGCCGGTCTGATTGCTGGGATCATGAAAACGATAAAGAAACACACAAAATAGATCGGAGGTGATCCGGTATCTTGACAAGCGGGAATAGACCGCTTTTTTTGTTGTCCAGACTATGCGGAGGACGTTAAAAGCTGCAATGTTTCGCCGCCGGGCGTAAAGCGAGAATATCGATTGATGGCGTAACCATCGGAGGAAAATTATGTCAGAAAATACACAAGCAACCGTTGAGACTGAAGCTATTGAGAAAGACGTCGCTCAAGAAGAACAAGTTGAAACTAAGCAAGAAAAGTCAGAGCGTACCTTTACACGGGCAGAATTCGGGAAGGCAGTAGCAGCGGAAATCGCAAAAGCTCGCGCAACTTGGGAATCTGAACAAGCAGAAGCCCTCGAGCTTGCAAAGAGCGAAGGTGAACGCCTCGCGAAGCTAACAAAGGACGAACGCGCCCGCGAAGAGGAAGCAAAACGAATCCAAGCAATCGAAGAGCGTGAGCAAGCAATCGCAGAACGAGAAATGAAAATGGCAACAATGGCGTTGCTAGTGGAAGAAGGACTTCCGCAAGAATTCCTCGGACACGTCCTCGCTCCAACCGCCGAAGAAGTCAAAGCGAAAATTTCTGACTTGCGAAATGTTTTTGACAAAGAAGTTGAAAAACGCGTCAATGAACGCTTAGTACAAAGTACGCCTCGTCGTGGCACTATTAACGGGCTCACGAAAGAGGATATCATGGCGATTGAAAACGACGACGAGCGTCAACAAGCAATCGCTGAAAACATTCAATTATTTAGAAAGGGCTAAAATATGGCTGAAGCAAAACTAACAACAATGGCGAATCTGGGCGAAATTAAGTCTATCGATTTTGTCAATAAATTCTCAAAAAATATCAATGATCTATTGACACTTCTTGGTGTCACACGTCGTCAAGAATTGACAAGTGATCTCAAAATCCAAACTTACAAATGGACCGCAGACGTGAACGCAACCAACCCGGCAGAGGGTGAAGATATTCCGCTTTCTCAAATGGTTCGCGCAAAAGCGCAAGCATACGAGGTCGCTTGGTTCAAAAAACGTCGTTCCGTGTCAGCGGAAGCAATCGCTCGTCATGGTGCGTCAGTAGCAATCACAGAAGCTGATACTCGTCTTATGCGCGAGATTCAAAATGGAATTAAGGAGCAATTCTTTACATTCTTGAAAGCAAATCCAACTAAAAACAAAGGTAAAGGATTGCAAGGCGCACTTGCTCAAGCGTGGGCAAAAATCGCAACTTTCAACGAATTCGAAGGATCTCCAATCGTTACTTTTGTAAACCCGGTTGACGCTGCTGCATACCTTGGAGACGCTGGCGTAGGTGCTAACGCTTCTAACGTCTTCGGAATGACTCTTCTCAAGAATTTCTTGGGTATGCAAAATGTTATCGTGATGAACGGTTTACCAGAAGGCAAAATCTACACAACAGCAATCGAAAATCTCGTCTTTGCAAACTTGAACGTTGCAAGTGGTGATCTTGGCGGATTGTTTGCGGACTTCACAGATGAAACTGGACTTATCGCAGTAGCTCGCGATCGTGCATTGAAGAATCTCACTTTCGAGTCTGTATTCTTTGGAGCAAACGTTCTCTTTGCTGAAATTCCAGAAGGTGTCGTTGAAACAACAATCGAAAAAGTAACAGTCGCAGCATAATCTAAGAGGTAAACGATGGCAGCTATTGAACTAGAGAAAGTAACGAAAGAAATTCGTTTGTTGAAAGGAATCCCGGAAAGCGACAAAGAGCAAGACGAACTTTTGGCCTTAATTGTGAAGGATAGCTTTGAGCGTGTTATCGCGTTCGTCAACCGCTTTTCGGACTTTCCATTGGCAGAATTGCCGGATAGCGTGAGTTATATTCTTCGTGATGTGGCTGTTAGTCGATTTAACCGCTTAAACTCTGAAGGGGCAACCGCTGACAGCGAAGAAGGCCGGAGCTTCACTTGGGAAGACAGCTATCTAACAGATGATAACAAGGCGATTTTGGAAAGCCTAGCAGTCAAGAATCGCGCCCGTGGAATCGCTAGATTTATTTAAAAAGGGGGCGCGTATGATTTATAATGATCGCGTTGTTTTGATTTTTGAAACACGTCCGAGCGATGAATTATTCGAGAAAACGGGAAAGCGTAACAGCTCCCCGATACCTTGTATGAAAAATGCCATGTCAAACTATGAAATGATGGGGCTTTTTGGTAAGTATGACTTTGACGCGTTCAAGTTGCACTTGCAAGGTATCCACAAGGATTTTTCTGAAGTGATTTACAAAGGGCGTAAGATGAAAATCAAAGGCAAAAGATACCATCATAATAGCACGGTGATTTATTTATGAGTTTTACTTATAAAGTCAAGGGGCTCGATAAATTCATTCGTCGCGTACAAGGTAAACCAAAACAGGCAAGGCGGGCAGTAAGCGCGGAGCTTCAACGTTCGGCCTTGCGGGTTGAGCGTAAAGCTAAAATGAAAGCAGCAGTCGATACCGGATTCATGCGGAATGGTATCTTTGTTGCTAGAGTGGGTATGTTACGATACAAAGTAACGTCACCGGCTGGTTATTCCGTCTATGTGGAACTTGGAACGCGTAAAATGAAGGCGCAACCTTTCCTCGGTCCGGCATTAAAAGAAGAAAGTGAGGTTCTATTTAAGAACCTTCGCAAAATGTTTAGGAGGTGATTTATGACTTTTGAAACACCTTCAGTTAAAGCGCTCGCGAATATTCGCGAAAAGTTAAAGCCATTAAACTTTCCGATTTATTTCAACCTTCCAGAACCGGAAACGCTAGAGCCGTTTATCGTTATCGGTCAAACGAGCTCGGACACGTCGAAAACAGTCCAAACGGGGCTCATTATCGAGGATTTAGGCGTTCAGGTGGATATATTCCTACCGGGCGATGAAAGTCGCGGGGAGGTCGAAAGAGTGCGCTCTGAAGCTATCAGACGTATCGGAAGAAATTCGAGAATGGCTACAAATGTTTTAAAAGATAATACAGTAGGCCGTGAGGTCTATCATATCGTTTTAAATTTAACAGAAATTATTTATTAAAAAGGAGTAAAAAAATATGGGTGAAGCAGAAGACAAGGCAAAAATTAAAATTACGATTGCTAAGCCAATCGTAGGTAAAAAAGTATTTTACTTTATTCAATCAATTCACGCAGAAAAAGGCACGGGAGCAATGCTTCCAGCTTATCGTAAAGATGGTTCTACCACAATGGGCGGTGAATACATCGACGAGCAAACACAACAAGGGCGTTTGCTTGAGAAAGCAACTGACGAGCACTCAATCGAGTTGACTCAATACTTTGCACCAAAAGATCCATCAGTTCAAGTTATCTTGGACGCTCAAAAAACGGGTGAATCAGTCAAAATTTGGCGCGTTATCGTTGACGATTCAGTGAAAGATTCTTCTACTGGTAAGGACACTTATCCAGCGCAATTCGGATATGGTAAAATCACAGACGATATCGAATTTGACGACGCGATTGATGGATTTACTGAACTTACTTACACAGTCGGTATCGTTGGACGTCTTCGCGACGGTAAGTTCCCGCTTTCAACGGAAGAAATCAATATGCTTAATGAAGTATATGATTACCAAAATCCGGGCGAAACTACTGGCGATTACAACAACATCACACGCTAATTTTTCAAGCAAGAGGGCCGTCAAAAGCCCTTTTGCTTTTATTTTTTTAACTAAAAGGAGTATAAACTATGGAATTTACAGTCGGAAGCCGTGCAATTGAAATTAAATTTGATTATATGCTTATGTTTAAAGTCAATCGTGAATTATCAAGTCGCGACGACAACGGACAACCAAACGAGGACGGCGTGGGCGCGTTATTCCTTCGAGTAGTTGAGCGTAACGATTCGGCCTTGGTTGACTTAATCAAGCTATGCGCGTCTAAAAAAGCGAAAGCTATTTCAGACGAGGAAGCATTGACAGCTATTTCAGCTAAATTGGAAGAATTGGACGCGACAACTACCGAGCCAATCTTTAAAGCTATTGAAGAAGAAATGGTGGATTCAGGTTTTTTCAACGAAAAAGTTTTGAAGTATATCGAGAAGCTCGAATTGGCCTTGAAGTATTTGAAGGCGAAAGCAGAAACAGCACAAGATCAAGCGACGGCACAATTCCAGATCGAACAAACGGAAGCACAAATTGGAAGGTTGAAGAACGCAATCTCTTAATCGAGTGCGCCCGTTTAGGTCTAACAGATACACGAATCATTTATTCTTGTAGCAAAAGGGAGCTTGACGCGATTCGTGAAGGTCTATACTATCGCAGTATTGAAGAAAGAGAAAATCTTGTCGAGCTTGCCTTCAATTTACGATATACGCTTAATGCTAAGAAAGCAGAAGTAAGTAAATTGAGCAAGAAAAAGGACCGCGATAAAGTTAGACGCTTATTCAGTCCAAAAGACAACGACAAGAGAAATAACGAGGATTTACTCGCAAAAATCGAACGATTGAACGAGCATTTCCGAAATAGACATTAAAAAAGAAAAAAGGAGGTGAAGTGATGGCTTTTGATGGCTCAATCGAAGCCCTTATTGGTGCGGATTTAACCGAATACGATAAGGCGATGAACGAGGTCGTGAATTCAACTAAAAAAGCGTTTGAAACAGCGGCGCAATCTGCTTCTAAAAGCGCCAATCAGATGATTCGCGAAGTTGGGGAATTAATGAACCGACTAGCGAGCAACAATCAGTCGTTAGGCTCTAAAATCGGTCAAGGTCTGACTGGTGGCGTAAAAATCGCTATGGGTGAGCTTCAGCGTATCGCTTCAAACATTGGCGCAAAATTGCCCGAACCCTTGAGGAATGGACTTATCCGTCTATCAAATGATATAAAAGGCATTTTTGGGACGATGAAAAACGAAATTTTGTCGTTCGGTTCAAAAGTTAATTCAGGGTTTAAAAAAGCGTTTAGTTTTGATATCGCAAACGCGATAAAATCACCAAAGAGCGCTTTTGCAGAAATGGCGAATAGTATCGACTCGATGGCGACACGAATCAGCTCGAAAGCTCATTCAATCGGTTCGGTATTCGCGAATTCTGCTAAAAATATGAGTGGACCTTATAAGTCCGCGTTTAATGACATTGCCAATAGTTTAGCAGCTTTCGAGGCTCGCGTTTTATC